TACAAAACCTAAACTTGAATTCCAATTACCTTCATTCCAACTTTCTCTATTCCAACCAAAACCTATATTAATAGATGTTCCTAATTCACCAGCAGTTGTAATAGTAATAAAATTGTCAGGAGCTTGATTCCATGAAGCAGAATTCCATGCACCACGACCCCAACCCTGTCTTAATTCTGCATCAACAGTAATATCTCCTATAGAAGTTGAAATTTGATTTCCTGTGATTGCTGCAGCTGCATCATTTAGTTTATTCCATGCACCTTTATTCCAAGTAAAAGCACCCCAAGCATTACCAGAAATACTTACTTCACCACCCATTCCTGAATGATTTGTACAATAATAATATAATGTAACAGGTGTTGATGCAGTTACAGCAATTTCTGTATATGCACCTGACGATCCCGGTGTACCATTTGTAGTTACACCTGTTGTATATTCACTACCACCACCATGACCTCCATCACTTGTTATAGAAAATCTTAATGGGTGATTTGAATTTGAACTATCAGATTGATCAAAACGATATGTTCCTGATACACCTAAATTTGCTGTTGCTTGTTGAACACCATCTAAAACATATTTATTGCCTGATGCAGTACCGACTACAGTAACTGTAAATGTTCTTGCCAGGGACATAAGGATTTATCTCCTTATGCTATTCTAATTAAGCCGTTCGATGCGTCAGCGTTAGGAAACTGTAACTCAAATGTACCATTAGTTGATGTTTTAACCCCACCAAAATCTAATACAGCAATAGAAGAATTACTATTGTTTGCATTATAAATTAGTGCAGCTTGTGCAGAAATAGTTGCATTCGCAAATGAAACATTATCCGCATCAAAAATTGCAGTTGTTCCGTCTGTTGAAATTGCAACGTTTGTTAGTGTTGCACCACCAGTTGTGTAATTTGTACCACTACTAGATATTTCATTTGCTGTAATATAAGCAGTAGTATTTTGGTTAAGAGTTGCAGTGTTGTCGTAAAGTGCGCACTTCAATGTCTGAGCTTCTAAGTTTCCGCCAGGCGACATTAAGTCTTGTTTAAACGACACTGTTATCGCTTGTGATATTGCCATGTTTATTGTCCTCCAGTTAATGTATTTTCGCCTAGTGGACTACCAGGAAACTTGTAGTCAGTTCTTCTATTTCTACGAGCTTCATTATTAATAGCAGCCACACTTTCGACATACTTTTGTTTGTATATATTATAGTCTTCCATGTTTTTTGTAAAGAGATTTGCTTCAGATAAACAACCATATAATAATGCATCAGATGCATTTTCTGTATACCAATTAGTGGTATTAGTATTAGATAATGGATTGATTCTACCTTGATAACCTAATTCCATAGTATATACAGCATTAGGAGTAGGCGCAAGATATAAAGTAGTATCATCAAAATTAGCAAAATATCTTGGTTGATCTGTAAGAGAAGAATCAGGCCAATATTCTTGTAAATATTCTAATGGTTTAATTTCTAAAAAAACTCTATTACCATCACTATCTATTATATTTAAATAATTTAAAAGCATAGGCTCTATAGCAGAAGGAAGTGTAATAAATCTATCTCCTATAGAAGTAGATGAAGTTACATTTTGATTAAATCCTGTAGGATCTATTTCTCTAGATAATTTACTTTGAGTATTATCTATAAACGTATCTAGCTGAGAATTAAAATCTGTACCAGTATTTTCAGCCCAAGTTTGTATGTCAGTCTTTAGACTGGTGTATGTCATCGGCATTTGTATTTACTCCTTCTACATTAAATTTAGTCCATACATTACCTTTAAATGGATATGTTCCATAATGAGTTAATGGACTAATAACATCAGCGAAGATTTTACCACCTATTTTTTGCCATAATCTACAAAAAGCATAATCTTCTGATAAATATCTATTACTTTTTTCATCAATAATACAGTCAAAAAATGCATAACAATTATTACTTGAAAACCTTTCATTATTAATTATTTGATCGCTTGTATATTTTAAATTTGGATAAGCATCTTTCATTTTATAAAAAACTTCTTTTTTAATACACATAAAACCTGTGGCTGCATCTAAAACTTCTGTAAATCCACTTTTAACTTTTATATTTGTTGGCTCTGCAAAATTAAGATTATATCCTAAAGCTTTTTGTTCTAATCCATCTTCTCCAGTTTCTTTTATAAATTTAGGTACAGATTTCCAATCTATAGATTTTCTTGGATAAATTCCTGCACTTATATCATAACCTGATTCAATTAATCTTATTACATTTTCTGCTTGAAATCCTATATCGCTATCAATAAATAATAAATGTGTAAATCTATCTGGTTCTTTTGCATCAAAATCTAAAAATTGAGTAACTAAAGTATTTCGTGCTCTTGTAATTAAACTTTCATTACCCATTGTGTTTAAATGTATTTGAATTCCTTTCTGTTGTGCTTTTACTGTTGTACTTAAAATTCCATGTAAGTATGCTTCTGTGAGTTGACCGCCATAACAAGGTGTTGCGATCATAACACCATATTTTTTTTCTATATTCATGATGTTACTACTGTAACACTTCCTAAATCAGTTGATAACAAATTTGTGCTTGCTTGTGCTATTCCAACAGCTGGTATTGAACCAGTTGGTGGAAATATTGTGTTTATTTGATCTGGTACACCACCAGTTGATGATAGATTTGCTTGTGGTCTAGCATCTTGTAAAGACTGTGCATCAGTAAAGTAAGTTAAATCTAATTGTGGTTGTTTAGGTTCAAATTCTGAATTATGTACGAAAGAACCGTTCCATTCAAAAACCATTTCTTGATAAGGAAATTCTAAACCTGATCTATCAGATATAGCTCTGGCATGTTGACCACTACTAAATTTATTATGTGGTGCTCTATGTGGTCTTGTACTTCTATCACCTAATTTATTTGCCATTATGTATAAAATCTATTAGTTGTTGCTGGTAAAATTCTTGTAGAAGGTGTATCATCTCCAGCAACTAATCTTGTATAAGCTTGTTCGTAATCTGTTTTTAATTCCATTCTTTGTGCCTGATCTATATTAATTCTTTTTTTAGAAAGATAATATGCAAGACCTGCACACATACATTCAAAAGCTCTAAAAGGTATATCAAAATTTTGTTCAACTCCATCTACAGTAGAAGCAGTTACATCTTGTATTTTTCTCATTCGATAATATCTAAGTGTATATGCTTTATCAGGAGCAGGATATATTCTAATTACAGGTGTATTCAATCTTTGTAAATAAAATTGTGTAGGTCTAGATTGTTGAGTTTTATTTGATATTGCAGCATAATCATTCAAACCTAATCTAGTCATACTAAATTCAGTATCACCATCTAAAACATTTGCATTAATAATATCTACTGTATCATAGTCTAAAGTATATTCAACAGTACCTTGAGAAATTGATAAATCTTTCAATTCTACAGTCCATTGATTGTAACCTCTATTAGCCCAATCACTAAACATAATGTTAAGACTTCTTCGTGCAGAACGCACGTCATAGCCTAAAATAGGATCACCTCCTATTCTATCAAAAGCTTCT